GAAGGGTAGCAAAGACCATTGAGGTTTACCGTTGTCGTACTTGACACCAGTAGCACCAGCAATTGCACCTGTTTGTTTTGTCACATCAATACGCCGTTGTTCGGCATCAGCGGTAAAGACTCCAAGATTTTTAGCAACCCACCTGTTGCTATACTCATCACACGCAACACAAGGATATTGATCTCCATCAAAATCTGAATAGTGGCAGTCTGCACACTTCTTCATTGCACACCCCCAACAGTCTTGCTGTACTGAGTCAACACATGTGTGTCATCGACAACGGTTGCATCACCAAGATCGATACTACCATCTGCATAAATCTCATCGCACTTCTTCATAAGCTTCTCTGTAAAAGCTTTGTCTTCTTCCATCATCGGAACAGTTGTTGCCATCAACGTTGCAACAGCAACCATATCTTGCATGTCTTCTTCAGCCAATGTAACTGGACCAACAGCACACACCATCAGTTCAAAGTCACCGTCCCACTTCTCATCTTTGTTGATGATGGGTCGCAAGATTACAGCTACGTCATTCGGTTTAAAGGGCTTGTCCATGTTTGTCCTTCATGTCTACGTAAGAAAAGTAGATGGGCGTTCTCAACAACCCTATCCTCGTTACTATCATAAGCTTCAACACAGCGTTGAAACATCTCTGTCTCACTGGTTGCGTCTTCTAACATCTTCTTAGCCTTGATATTACCAATGCCGCGAAGACCCATGATGTTGTCGGCAGTATCGCCTGTCAAGATTTGCATGTACAACCTGAGCAAACCTTCAGCTTCAGTGATGTAGTAGGCTTCCTTCTTAATGAAGTTGTAATGCCAACCCACCACTTGATCTAAGTCTTTGTCCAATGAAACAATGACCCCGTTGTCACCAAGCGTTGTAGCTTCAATGGCAATGGAGTCATCGGCTTCTTGACCCTCAGACATGTCAGCCTTCCACTCTTGCATCAGATGGTTACGCACCGCAGCCAGATGTTTAGGCTTTGCTTTGTCTGCTCTGTTGCCTTTGTAGGGGGCTGTGATGGCTATGTCGTTTCTGAAGTTACCCTTACCTGTAAGGAAGAGTTTCCATGAATCAACATAACCACACTTATCTACACCACACATGAGAGTGTTGATGATGAGAGAGTCTACAGACCTAATAGCCTGTAGCTCATCCTCATTCTCACATGCTGCTGCGGCTCGGTACGCATAGATGTCCGAGTCGAGAAGCGCTATCATCAGTCGCTCAGACCCACCGCTGGTTGTTCAGCTTGCTCAGCAGCCTGTGCAGCTTGGAATTGCTGTACCAGCTTTTGATGCAATGGGAATGCACCAGACTCTGTAGGCAGTTGTCCAAGTACACGGACAATAAAAGCGGCTTCGTTTGTTTCAAGTGTGAAGTTCATTACAGCACATCCTCATCATCAGCAGAGATGTTGCCACCACTTGCGTATTCAACCAAGTCAGTGATGACCAGCTTAGCCAGTGAAGGGCTAACACCTTTCTTGTTCTTGTAAGTCCAAGCGTAGCTACCAATCATACAGATTGCTTTGCTACCGTTGCCAATGTCTTCAACGATTTCTTCGTTGTCGCTGTCGTGAGCTTTGATGGGACGCTGACTCTTGCAAGTGATGTACTTACCCTGCTCAGGCTTCTTCTCTGTATTCTCTTGCACAGAGATACCCATGTCTTCCAGTGCAGCCACTGCTTTGTCAGACAGATTACACAGATCAACTGTGTAAGCATCAGCCATTTCGTTCTTACGATTCAGAGAAGCCCAATATACATCGGCTTTGATTTTCAACTTATCACTCATTTGAGTTTCCTTTGAGTTTAATGCTGACCAATTCAGTAGGGGTCAGCTTCCTACATGCTTCATTGTATCACCAGCTTTGCAGCAGCGTCAATGTAGTATTGGTAATCAATGTCTTTCCATGTGAAATCATTGATGTCGTTACATGTCCACATACCATAGCCTTCACCAACCGATATGCGTCTTGGTTCAGCTTCATCCTTCAATGGTGGCATCACTTTAACAAGAGCACCACCAGCGTTGCATGCATAGAACCTGCACATGTTTTGTTGCTTAATCTGTACATTGTCAACAATGAGATACAGTCCACTGGTACGAGGCACCTTAACCCGCAGCATGAAATCATACTTGTTCTTGTGACCCTTGATGTACACATCGAGAGGAATGCCTTGCAGCATGGCAGCTTCAGCAGCCTTCGGTATGATAAGTCCACCTTGGTCTTGATGCCAACCAAGCCCTTCATGTTGATACGCACCCTTACGCTTCACCTTACCGTCTGTATATACAGCGATATAGTTGTTCACGTCACGGATAATCATCTTGGAATAATGAGCATACTCAAGTTGCAAACCAACCTGTCTTTGCCATGCATCACAGATGTTGATGTATTCATCATGCTTGTTACGTGGCATCTTCACAGTGATACCGTCAGTGTTGACCTGCACAATCGACAAGCCTTCAATGTCCATTAGCTTCTCAGCCAACAGGCACAATGACAACTGACCATTGATGGTGATCGTCATCGTATACTGAGGGTCGTAGAAGGGACTGTACTTGTTATTGCTATCACCATACACACCGTTCAACGCAAGCTTCAGCATGGCGTTCTCAGCGCTGCCCTTGGGGTAGCTCTTACGTTGTTCGTACACGTCTTGGTAGATGTCACAGAACTTCTCAGACAAGTGCTCAGGAAACACACGATTGGCAATGGCAATGTTGGGATACATGGATGCAACGTCAGCGTCAACAATCATGTACTCATCATCTTCACTGACGATGGTGCTCTCAATGGACCCGTGAATACCACCAGTGCCAAAGTCGAAACGAAAGCCATTGATTGTCACGTTCAAGTTGGTAGCAACTTTCCAGTTCTTCCAGTAGCTGTATTGTTTCTCACCCTTCTTCTTAGCCTTCAACTCTTCTTCCGATACCCACCCCAACGGATGCAGTTCTTTGAAGCCAGCAACAACATCATCGCTTGGTTTATTGAACCACTTCTGACGCTTAGTGATCATCTCAGCGTAGGCAGCTAAGTCACCGAGGTCGCTCTCTTCAATGTCAGACAACGCACCCTTTGTTTCTGTCAAAGACTGTGCAGCAAACCACTCCATCACAAGCTGAAACTCAGGACGCTTGAAGTCGTAGTAGTTGAACAGACAATCCTTGATGTGAATGACTGGTCGCTTAGTCTGATTGATGTGGCGTTCACCCTTCTTACCAATACGATAACAACTCTCAGGCATGTTCTCTTCAAGCTTCATGATGAAGTAGTCTTTGCCAATCTTCGTATCGTTGTGATTGAGAAAGTTTCGCCCATACTTCGTAGACAACTCTTCACGGAATGTAATTTGTGACAAGCATTCTTTGTAGAACAACAACGTCATCTTCACATCGTGCATGTTGTATGCAAGCAACACATCTATCTGGTCATCGGTCAAGTCACTATGTGGATCGTATGGCAGGTCAACAATACTGTCAGCTTTCATGTTGAACTCAAGCGCCTTCAACGATGTGGCCCGCGCAGGGTTATCGAAGTGCATGATCTTGTACAAGTCAATCTGCTGCACATACTGTTGGTTGTCACGGATGATGTGACCAAACCTGTCATCGCTACCAATGATCGACTGTGCCTTCTTGTACACACGTGTAGCTACAGCCTTGCCTGACACAGTGAGTGCTTTGTCAGCAACAGACAGCAGGTCATGCAACACTGGATAGTCAAACCCTATGTTGTTGTATCCCACCATCCTGTGCTTCTTCTTCTTCAATTCAGCAAGGAAACTGAACAGCTTGTCTGCTTCATTCTTTCGTTGTGAACATTCAAACGCAACAGCATGCGACTCGTCAGCGCTGATCGCTGAGAACGTGAACGCTGTCTTGTATGTCTCTATGTCCCATAGGTAATCCATCTGTCTTTTCCTTCTTTGGTTTCGGAAATAGTTTATCACGGTACGCTCTCATCAGTGATGCACTCACGTTCTGAATAGCGTATGCTTCTATCTCGTTGCCGGGGTTGTCTTCACCAATGAACCTAAAGTATTCCTGCACCACATGCACAGCCTCGTGTACTAACAATGTTGCAACATCAATACCGTCTGTCTCAGGCGTAACAGGTATGCAAACGATAGTAACCCTATTTCCTTTAGGGGTATTGAAGTAATGGGTGGTAGCCAGTGCTTCATGAACCAGCCACCTATCCCATTCTGCTATCGGAACTTTCAAATACTTCAGTGTCTTGTAATAGTCTGTCTCAGTGGTGCAGACTTTTAAGAAGTCACCTTCGATCAGGCAACGGTTTAACCATGTCGTCATTATCGTTGTCCTTCTTTGGTTGTTCAATTTTATCTCTACCGAAGATGGCATCCCATCGGTTTGCCCATTCCTCGTCAGCTACAGATCGTGGTCGTGGGGCACTGCCCTTGCCTCCATCACTCATCATGTGCCTCCGTATTCACGACTACTCAACTCAGTCTCAACATCATCAAGCAAAGCATAAAGCTTTGCCAGTTCTGTGTTGCCTGCCATGTAAGCTTCACGCTCAAGTTCCGCATAGGTTTTTTTCATCACGTTCTCCGGTTGTTAAGTACCTGCAATAAGATGTTGATCGACTGGACCAACATCATCTGTTCCATCGGGTCAAGCTGGTGATAGCTTGGTAGTGGGCAAGACCACTTCTTTCTGATCGCTTCCCAATATTGTTCTACTTCACTCATGTTTATCCTTTCAAGCGTTTCCAATTCTCAGCCATTAAAAGAAACTCGTCAAGTGTTGAATTACTTTTCATCGTGTTAGCCTTGAAAGATATGATCCATACGTTGTCTTTCGTATAACCCTTGGATGAATCTATACGATCAAGACTAGCTGAATTATATTTCACAGTCTTTCTTCCTTCTGCAACATACAAAGGGATACCAAGTAAAGGACAAGTGTCTGGTATTTCAAAGTCGTCTGATGTCAACTCAAACTCCACACCTGACTTCTTAGACCTAGCTCGTGCTGCATTTACCAGACGATTCTTTAGATGACTTCTGTAGTAATCCTTACCCTTCTCACGGATAATCTCTCTGTTCTCATCACGGTACTCACGAACAACAACTAAAACTTTTTCTTTATTTTCAGCGTAGTAGTTGACACTATTCTGTTTAAGTTTTTCTTTGTTCTTCGCGTAATATGTTTGGTTGTACTGTCTAGTTTGCTCTTTAGTTCTCATAGAAACTCCTGTTAAGTACAGAAGGTATACCATTGAAAAATCTAAAAAGCAAAATCTATTTTACAGTACATCACCCTCTGGTTCATCTTCGATTTCAAACATGCGACCAGTCTCTTTGTTGTACAGCAGGTTACATGCTGGACCAGTCTCACCACTCCAACGATTCTTGAGCACACGAACACGGGTGGTGTTGCGTTCGATCTTATCTTCAGCCTGACCGTTACGTTCAAGACCAATGACCATATCGCTAAGCTGTGCAATTGAAGCAGACCCCCTGAGTTGGGCAAGGGATGTCACTGCACCTTCCTCGTGACCTTTATCGCTTGGTCGTTTCAGATGACTGACAAGTATCAAAGCAATATTAGTTTCCTGAACAAGCATTCGCAGCTTAGTCATTACTTCATCCAAAGCTTTACGTTCATCACCACTTTCCTGACTTGAAATAATAATAGACAAGTGGTCAAGGAAAACATACTGGCACGACATACCTTTAGCGAGGTAACGTACACGATTGACAATGTTCTCAATGCTCGTCGATCCGAAGTGGTCGAAGAGATAGATGCGACCAGTACCTAGCGTACTTTCAAACGCAGCTTTCCTATCGTCGTCACTGATGACAGTCTCTGGTAGGTGCAATGGTGTATTAGCTGCCAATGACATCATTGACAATGCCGTCTTACGGACACTCTCTTCAAGAAACATCATACCTAGATTAGCATCGGTATGCTTAATTAAGTGCCATGCTAGTTCTCGTAGCACCTGTGATTTACCTAAACCTGAACCAGCAGTGACGGTAACAAGTTCTCCCTTACGGATACCACCACTCAAGTTGTTCAGTCCATCCCAAGGGTACAGACAATCAGCCTTCGCTACAGGTTCACTAACCATATCCCACAGTGTGCTGCCAGAGACAATACCATCTGGTACAAACTGCTCAGCCCTCCACCAGCGGTCTACATACTGTGCTTCTTTGCTTTCGCTAAGCCAGTCACATGCATCTTTCAAGTCAGGCAAAGGCTTGAACAACTTGCACTTGTTGCCGAACAACTCAGCCACTTCTTTAGCTGCCTTGATACCGGGTTCATCACCATCGAAGTTGACGATGATGGTTTCAAAGCTGTTGATGTATTCGTACTGCGCCTTGCAATCTTTCAAGGCAGAGCCTGCACCATTACGCACAGATACTACAGGCCACTTGCTACCTGTCATCTGGAACGCAGCCAGTGTGTCGAACTCACCCTCAGTGATGGTGATGTACTTGCCACCAGAGGGGAACAGGTTCTGTCCAAACAATGTACCTGTCGTCCACTTACCTACAGTGGAGAACTTCTTATCTGCTACAGGTCTAACCTTAGCTGCAACAAGTTGGCTGTCCTTGTCGTAGTAGGGGAAGTAGAAGTTGTTGCTCTCACGAACAACACCATACTTCTCCATCGTGCTCTTGGTGATGCGGCGCTCACTCACTGAGACTGAGTTGCCTTTGTTGAAAGCTTTGACAAAGCTCATGTCTGCTATTGGTTCAATCACTTTTGTTTCCTTGATGATGGTGATGTTTTCGGAAGAGGGTGTGTGTGTGCTACAGACAAAGCAGTAGGTGGAATAGTCGTCGTTGATGCTGGCCCCATCGCTGGAGCCGCAGTGTTCACAACTAACGTGGGTGCGAATGAATGACATAGTTATTTGATGTTAAGCCACAGTCCAATCTGAGCAAACGCATAGCCTGTCCAGATCATACCGTTGCTCATCTCACCCTTACTCCATTGCAACACACCAACGATGAGGTAGCCTATGCCTGTTGCGGCAACGATGACTTGTTCGATGTTCATCTTAGTCCCACAAGTTCTGAAAGTATTTACCGAACAACTCAAAGCCTCGTTGCTTACGTTTGTTGTAAGCATCCAAGCCTTCGTAGTCACACTTAATCTTTGCAATCTGTTCCATCAGGTCAGCATTATCATCAACTTCACTGTAATCATAGAACTTATCGTCGCCTGTAGCACCGGCATGTTCTGTCAACGCCCAAATCATTTCATCCAACACCCAATCCCAACGCTTATGTACGTTGTCGTCTGTGTCCCATTCATGTTCCTTGGGTGGTGCTGACGTACTACGCAACTCTTCAGGTACATCCTCGTCATCCACCATACCTGAGCCTTGCTTCGTCAGCTTCAGTTGTTGAAGCAATGGTGCAGCAATGAGTGCGATGGTGTGATCAGCATTCCAGCTATCCCACTTGTCAATGAATACATCCTCTTGTCGAGGGTTGTTGTCGTCATAGTTGCCAATGAACACTTTCATTTCACACCTGCCTTACTGTAAATGTGCATGAGTTTGCTACGAATGATGGCATCTTCACGTTCACGAGCGCTGCCGTAGATTGTGCCGTAATGAACGTTGTCCTTGCGCTTACGCTCCACAACTTCTGTTGCCAACTGAGAGCCAGTCTTAGCAGACTGCTTAGCTTTGAAGAAGGGGTCGTCAGCGAAGATGGATGGTCGAGGGTGTTGTTGCCACAGGAATGGGCTGTGCTGTTTGCATTTGCAGGTCATTGTATTTCCTCAGTAACAGTAGTCTTTAACTCATCTAACAACTCATTTAAAGGCTGAGTCATCAAAGCCCTGCAACAAGAGATGGTGACGGGATGAAACATCCTACCGCCATCACTTTCTTCTTGGTAGTCGAGGTAGTAGAACAGCTTCTTCACAAGGCTGCGAAGGTAGGCAAGCTCTGCTGCGGTGGTCATGACTGTTCAGGAAAGAAAGCACCAACAGTAATCGGTGCAACACCACGCAACACAGCCAACACATCCTGTGCAACCAAACGATGTTCCTTCTGTGTGGATGGGTCGAGTCGTGCTTGCAAGAATGTAATCCAGCTACGCATAGTGCCGTTGACGTACAGCTTAGACGGTGTCAATCCTTCGGGCAGCAAAGCACGTGCTTGTTCTTTAGCGATGCCACGATGTAGTGCTTCACCATACAAATACTCAGCTTCACCAATCATCCTAGCCTGTGCTGCTGCCCACCACACTGTCAGCTCAGGGTCGTCTGTCTCTAAAGAGTTCTGACGATTCTTGTTGTCTTGTAAGCGGCACTCACGGGTGGTGAAGTCACCAAGCTGTGTAGCGTCAGCATATCTTTGAGAGAATTCTTGAAAGCTGAAGCTTCTGTGTCGCAGTAGTTGTCGTGCAATGTCGCGGGTGGTGGACACTTCGATGCAAGCACTAGCCATTTCAAACACAGACCAGTGATGATTCTTTGCACAATAGTTTAGCAGCCCTGCCACGTTGGGGTTGTCTTGGTTGTTGGGGTTGCTGACACGGGCGCAATAGCCGATGTGTTTGTCAGCGTCAGGGGTTGCCCAAATTAGA